CACCTTTTGCCATCTTTTTTACACCGTGCATAGACTTTTCATGGCCTTTGACAGCCTTGCCAGCTTCAACATCAGCGATGCGCTTTACTTCCGATTTTTTCATTTTCTACTCCTAAGTGATGCTTACAGTTACATTGCCAACGTTAGCGGTTCCAACCAAGTAGTTGGGCGTTAAAACCGCATCAAAACTTTTGGATCCTCCAACTGGATACCAACCCCACTGAATGTCTCGTGATCCGCCTGTTGGGAAGCCATTGTCAGCCCCAATAGGTGAATCTTGCAATCCGTTTAAACCGGCGGCAACATATGTGTTGTCATTGCGTGGCTCTTTGACGGCCTGCGGGTCATACACGGGATACATACCCAACAACAATTGAGGCTGGTCAGGATCCCAGCATTCACTGCAAACCTTTAATTGATAAAGCTTGGTTTTAATGACCTCGTACTTAAGCTGTTTCAACTTGAATTGCTGACCACAACGGTCACACATTGCAATACTGAACTTGCCTGACGAGAACATGTTAGCCATTAGGGAGAGCCTCCACCAATGAACTGTTGACGAGGAACAAACAAGCTGGAAGCTTTTTCCCTATCCTCGCCCGCCGCCAATTGAAACTGCTCTTCGTATGCCATTTTCAGCATATCCATGCGTGTCACAAGCTCTGGCACTTTCATGGCTATGTAGTAAGCCAAGCCAGCCACAAGGCATGGCAAGAAGCGGAAGTTCATGTCGGCTGTTGTTACGCCAGCTCCTGCGTCCTGCACTCTACGCAAGCGCCAATATACAAATTGGTAGCTTGTTGAGCCGTCAGGCGTGGGCCAAACGGTTATAGCAGGAAGCTGAGGAACATAAACAGCGGTGCTAGTGGTGTGCGAAGCAGCGACCGTATTTGATTGCGCACGAGAGCAAACATTCAAAACATTCCCAGTGATGTACTGGTAATAGATGATCTCTGAGTCCAATTGGATATATCCGGCAGCAGCCAAACCAATTGTTGAATTTAATGTGATAGTTGTGGCTGAAGCAGTAATTGTTCCACTCAGAGTCAACTGCGTTATGCTGGTCTGACCAGACAGTCTTTGAATAAAAACTTGAATTGGTCTTGCTTGGGTTAATTTATTTGGAATGGTGGCATAGGTAGAAACGCTGATACGGGTAATGCTTAGATCGGCTTGAGTAGAAGAATTTGCCTGACCAGTGCGAATTACATGCTCCATCAAATCTATAGTGTCATTAGGAAGCGGGTAGGTGTTTAAACCCTGAACAAGGTCAATAGTTCCCTGCTCAATTGTCCACATGTTAATGCCACGGTTTTGCCACTCAATGGTCATTAGGTTCATTGACCTGCGGGCTGTGCGCAAGTCATAGCCACTACGCATTTCACGCCCAGCACGTTCCCACGACTCTTCGGCTATCTCCGTAAAGTCCATATCAAAGATTGATGTGCCGGTGGTGTATGCCATTATCTAAATCCTGCTGTTTTCTTTGCAATACCTTTGGGCTGGGCTACAAACTGCTTACCCGCCGCCTTACCTTTGCGCTTGGCTTTGGTTGTAGCAGCATACTCAGCAGGAGACAAAGACTTGATAGCCGCTTCAGGGAGATACCTCTCTCCTGTTTTTGACGAAGGCTTACCCGACTTAGTGCGCCATTTTTGGTCGCCCCAGTTTTTAAGGGATTGCTGTGGGGCTTTCAATCTCGATAACCTCCGCCTGCCTTTTTATAGCGTTGCGCCACCATCTGTGCTTTTCTAGCCGACCATTCGCCTGCGCCAGTGCCTGCTGTGGCTTCTGCCTTCACGGCGTTAAAAATGCGTTTGCGTAACTCAGGTTTGGTGTAATTACCAGCCTCATTTACCTTGGACTTTGTTTTTCCGCCCTCTTTGTAGGAAGCTGTTTTGGCTGCATTGGCAAAATCACTCTTCTTTGGAGCGCCTGCCGAACCTGCACTACGCATTTTCTCGCCAGAGCCTGAAGCTATCCGTTTTTTCTTGGCTGCAATGTTGGCATACAAACCACCACCAGCAGCTTTTACTTTTCCACCCTCGGCGTACTCAGTGAAATCGGTGTTATCCCTTCGGGCTTTTTTTACTCCCTTGGATGTTTTTAAAGAGCTAACAGCGCCCATGCCACGACTTGACATCATTTTTTACCACCTTTAACTTTTTTGGCTAGAAACAATTTATCAACCATTTCAATTCGCTGAGGCTTAGTTGTGACTTTGTTGATAATGCCCAACCGCTTGGGTTTACTGGCATCATAGAATCCAGCCTTTTTTAAAGACTTGGCTACGCTGCTATTGGTCTTTGCGGTTGGCATTTCAGCACATCTTTCCACGAGTCTTGCCACGTTGAGCAATGCCATCGGCACGGCTGGAAGCCGAGCCGCCTTTAGCAAATGCCTTACCCATTTCCGTCTTGGTTGTGGGTGCAGTCTTTCTCTTCTGATACGCTTCCTCGTCTTTCGCTTCTTGCATAGACTGCTTCTGGCCTGCGGTCATTGGCTCTTCTTGAAGTTCTTTGGCTGTAGGGCCGCCTTGTTTACCACGACCTGCTCCGGCTTTAGGATTCATAAATCCAGACAAACTATTGCCTTGCATGACACGCATAGCTTTACGGTTAGGTACATCGCTTTCACGAATTTCCGCCTCACCTTTTTTTAGCTTTTCAATTTCAAACTTGTCGTCTGATGTTTTTCCGGGGGACGCAGTATAAGCATATTTCATGGTCACCTCAATAAGTTTTGCATTTGGTTTTGCCACGCTGGGCAATACCATCGGCACGTTTAGACGCATTTCCGGTTAACCCACCAGAAGCCATCTTCTTGACAGAGCCTCCACGATTCATTCCAAGCTTCAAAGGCTCATTCCCAATTTCCTTCATAAAAGGAGCGGTAGATTTTGTTTTTTTGCCCATCCGAGCTAGTTTCTTGGCAAGCTTTGCTGCGGCAGACAGTGCGCCTCCGCCGGGGATTGGAACAAATACATCCGAATCAGGAGTGATGGCTTCAGCTTTCTCACGCTCGCTGCGCTTGGCCTTACCCGCTGGAGTTGCTGCTTCTTTGTTTGCTTTGTCGTAATCAACCTTACGTTGAGCATCCTTTTGTTTGGCGTAATCTTGTAGCTGTTGAGCTGTTGGGCCGCCTCTTCCAGCGCCTCCCCTTGATGGCTGGACTGACGGTTTGGGAGTAAGTGGCTTTTTCTTAGGAGCAGGTGGGTTGGCTGGAGATGAGGGTATAACGCTTGGCGTAACCGAGCGGTCTTGACCCTGAGAAGTATTGGGAGACATGCTGGTTGGGCGCTTTGAAATAGCCTCACGAATACTTTGATTCATTGCAGAGTCGGCACTTGGCGCAGCAGGAATCGCTGGAGCGGGTTGCGGCATTGGGGTTGGGAATCGATCTGTAGGCGCAACAGACTCCCCATCTGGCTCTCTAGAGCCCATGCCAAACAGGCTCTTCAAAGACTGAAGATTTTTTTCACCCTGCGCTCTACGGCGGTCAAAGCTTCCGGGCGTGACGATACCAGTGCGTGGATCGGTGTCCCCAATCTCATCATCAGATCGAGTCCGTAGGACTCCGCCCTCATCAAAGCGTTTCTTCTTCATAGTTTTAGCCATGATGCTTCCTTTAAATTAACAGGCTTTGCCGCCAGACTTCATGGTAATCATCTTGCCTTTGGTTTTACCCTTGGACTCAATGCCGCCGCCTTTAGCCATGCCGCCCATGTTCATTTTCTTCATGGCGGAATCCTTCATCATCTTGCCATCAGGCATCTTGTGCATACCACTAGTCATACCGCCTTTTTTCATTGCGCCTTTGCCATCACCAATAAAAGCGGGTTTACCGTCTTTCATAGGCATAGCACCGCCACCGGCCATTTTCATGGGTTTTTTCTTAGCCATCATCGCCATCATTCCGGGATTCATTTTGGAAGCCATATCACCACCTCTTTTAAAAGTTTTGCCTTTGTCGGCGTTTGAGAAATCTTTGCCCACAGACTGTGGAACTCCGGCTTTCTTAGCAAACGCTGGGTTGTTAGCCACCGCCGCCATGAAATTGTGTTGTTTCTTACTTGTGCTTGGCATATTTAGCCACCAAGTTTTTAACAGTTTCAGTTTCCCAGATGCGGATAATCATCCACACAATGGTCAATATTCCACCAACAAGCGCTACAACTGGAGTCATCCATCCTAAGAAACCACCAAGGCCCATTACTACGGCAGCGCCATCAGTCATTGCTTTTATGTCGTTGTTCATATAAACCTTCCTTTTGTTTTTCCTCTTTGAGCTATGCCATCTGCTCGCTTGGAAGCGTTATAAACTCTTCCTCCACTCTTCATTCCTTTGCCAGCAACGCCAGTAGGGTTTGAAGGGTCTAGGGAAACATCTCCGGTCAAATCTTCGTAATCGTCAGATTTAGAAGGGCTGGTGGCTGTGGCATCTTTGCCCACCATAGATTTTGCACCTGCGGCAAGAGCGGCGGCTCCTGCGCCTCTGGCAATTGTGCGGCTTGCGGCACGATCTTCTGCCATTTCAACAGACCGCTTTGCAGCGCCTTTTGCTTTGGTTGGCTTTGCTGTTAATTTTTTAAGGTCGTCTAAAGTGCTGGAGCTTCCTTTAAAAGAGGGCATACCGCTCCACTTTGTTCCTCTAACGCTAGAAGAACCGCCGCCACTACCGCCGCCTTCAAGCAATTGGTCATCAGTTGGTCTTTTCCCAATTTTTGCCATTTTTTACCTCAACATTTCCATCTTGCCAAAGAAGCCGCCTTGCGGGTGGGCTTGCCTTTTTCATCTTTCATTGGGCCGGGCATACCAGACATACGAGCGCAGAACGAATTCTTTCGTGCGCCTCCTTGTGGTTGCGGGGCTTTCAGATTGCTTCCTGTTGCTGCGTTGTACTTGGCACGGCCTTTTGCAGTCAAACCCGCTCCCTTGGATACAGGCAATTTTTCACCTCTTCCAACCGAAAGAACGGGGTTTTTTTTCTTAGCCATTTGCAACTTTCAATTGAGGCTTTGAATGCTTCTTAAGAAGCGGCCTCAAAACATATTTCTCAAAGTCCCGTGTGAATTCCTCTGTGCCAATATGTGGAAGACTAATCATAGGATCTAAGTAAATCTTAAATCCTTCATTCCTTGCTCTCAAGCAGAAAGCATAGTCTTCGCCAATATACTGACCATTAAGAATCATAAAGTCAAAGATAGCGTGTTCTGTTTCGCCATCACCATCGCCTTGGTATTGCCACTCAGGATGCCTCTCAATCATGTGTTCAAACACATGGCGGCGCACAAGCATGAAGCCAGTGGAAACACTTTCAACACGCATCAATCCATGCTCATCAAACTCTAGCTGACCATCTTCGCCTAGATAAAAATCTAAGAAGAATTTGGCATCCTTAGATCTGCGTGGATACGATCCAGCCACAACATCTTTGTCTGATGACAGCGCAAGCAAGCGAGTAACAGCATCCGTGTTAATCACAACATCAGCATCAACAAACAAAAAGTCTGTGCAATCTGATTCCATGAAGTTGCGAACCAGCTTGTTTCTGGCCTTAGTAATGATTGAGCAACCAGACAGATGTACGAGGCTTAATCGCACACCCATCTTTTCTAACTTGGGAACGAGTTCAGCAATAGCAAAAGCAGTTCTGATGTTCACTTTGCCATCGTAACAAGGGATCGCAATCATAAGCTTGCGACCAATCAAGTTAAAGTTCTTATCAGCCATAGAACACTACTGCGGTTGTAGTTGCCGAAACTACAGCGGAGATATTGGTAT